TCTCTGCCTTGCCCATCAGCCGGTCACCCTTTCGACTGCCGCCTTGATAAACCCCGGCACAATGAACCCACCAGGTTGCCGACCAGGCTCACCAACCACCTGAAACTCGACACCATCAACGACCACAACATCAGCACCAGACAACGGGGCAGCAAGAGGCAAATACACCCAATACCCGTAAACCTGCTGATCCTTAGCCGCAACATCCTCACCAGACGAACGCGGCTCATACCACGCAGGCCACAACTCATCATGACCAGGACCAACCACGGCATTACCGTAGTCATCAAAATCCCCAGTCGGCGCACCCCTAAACCGGAGCAACACAGTCTCAGTCATCAGGCTCATCCGAAACGCACCGGCAACCGGTAGCGGGACAACGGCCCACCCTCCACCTCGGAAGCCAACCGGCCCACATTGAACGAAACCGAACGACCACCAAGCGACTCCTGCGTCACCGTCGAATCCATCGACGCCTGCTTACACCGTGCCGCAACAATAGGTAGAAGATCAGCCGGCACCGTATCGAAACCGTGCACCATATCAACCTCAAGGACAGCGAACCCATCCGGCCAACCCGAATCGCGATACAACACACTCCCACCAGCCAACCTATAACCAGTGAGAACCACAGGGCTACCCCCGGAAACATCCCTAACCTCAGTGACCGACACAACCCGGCGAGAAGGCAAAATCAGGATCCGCCCACCATCACCATGCACCGCGACCGTCTCAGTCACTTGAGGCGCAATATGCCAGCCAGCATCCGCACGAACAGACTCAGAAGCAGCCTCCACCAGACGCGCAGGGAAAGGTGCCCCCGGAAAATCAGACAAGTCCTCAGGACTCAACAAAGCAACCATCGGGGCACCCCTCACGCATCAAAAGAAACTGAACACTGGCAGTTCGCGACCTCATCAGCGCCGCCCTCAAAATCCCCCGGCCAATCCATACCATTGGAAAACTTCTCCCCAATCGGCACAGACTCGCCGTTCATCCCCGAGTGCCTAGAGTTGGGTGAACCCGACGAGATCCACGTCTTCTGCCGGCCACCAGACTTGCGGGCAGCATCAGTCGCACCAAAATTCGCGGAAGTCGTAACCATCGACGCCGCATACATCGCCGCACCAGTAGACAACAAGCCACCGAACACGGCGTCTTTATCATCCGCATCAGCCAACGCCTTACGGGTCGCATCATTAATCGCAGCAGCGCTGAACTCCGCATTCAACGTCAACCACGCATCCATCACATCAGGATCAAAATCGCCGCCCAACTTGCGGGCAACCTTCAACCCAACATCAGCAGCAGTGTTCCGGTTCCGCGTATACAAAACCCGTGCAAGCCGGGCGTCCCACTCACCATCAATGGGACGCCCAGCCACCACCACATCCGCCTGCTGATCCACAAAAACATCCCGCAAAGCCGCCCGATTCAACGACTCATGCCGGGCGCGGACCAACGGGAATGCGGCAGACACACTCATTTCTTCGCAGTGCCCCGAGCAGGCTTAGCATCGCCGGAATCATCCGAAGAAGAAGCAGACCCGCGAACGCTAAGGTCTTCACCCTTCACCGGCTCATTCGGGCGACCATCAGCAAGATCTTCCTGCTGCTCAACAGTCCGCTCCGGGTAAACCTCCGGATTGCCTTCAACGATCTCGTGAGACGAAACATCAGCCTTACGCTGACCCCGCGACTCAAGAACCCGCTCCAGGTAACGAACCTCATCCTCATTGCCCGCAGCCTTAGCCGCATCAAGGGCTTCCTGAACCTCAGTAGTGTTCAGGCCACTATCGTTAGCCATAACCATTTCTCCTTAGTTGCTATTAGCCGAAGGTCGGTGCGACGAGGCCGGCACCGCTAATACGTGCGGTTGACTGCGCGTAACGGCCAGCCGAGAACGCAAGGTAGCCGTACACTTGGAGGCGAACCGTCAGGGTGCCCGAAAGTGTTTCCTGAAGCACGCGGGTCTTGATGCCCGACTCGTACAGCACCACATCATCAGTGCGAAGCAGGTAGATGACATCGGTGTTCGTGGCCGCACCGGAAGTAACGTTCGTCGGGATCGACGGATCAGTCACAACCGAAAGGCCCTGGATCGTGCCAACAACCTGCTGAACGCCCGGACCGTTGAAAGTACCGATAGCGTTGTTCGGGCCCTGAGCGTTCGGAACAACCAGCGGACGGCCAGCAGTATCCGTAGCAGCAACAAGAGCAGCCCAACGACGCGGGTGCATAACAATCACGTTCGGTGCCGCGAAACGAGTCGCATAGATACGCTGGGTAGCGTCCGCGATAGCACCGTACAGTGCAGCAACCGTAGTACCCGTCACAGGAACAGCAGTAACACCAGCCTGCGAACCAAGACCCGTAACCTGACCAGCCGCACCAGTACCCGTAAGGATCTGGAGGTTAGTCTTCAGCGCGTAATCCGCGAGGAGGTCGCGGAACACGATCTCATCAAAGTTCACGGGGGACTGATCGAGAAGCTGGAGTGCAACATCCTGCTGACCCGCGATCGTGCGCACGGGGATGCTCAGCGAAGAATCAGTCAGGTCAACTTCCATGACCGGATCATTGTCGGCAGGCTGAACACCAACAGCAGTACCGGTCTGAACCCGAGGGATGTTGATTGAGTCCGTGCCGGGGGGCAGCGGCTGCGAGTTGAACAGGTTAGCCGTAGGCCGGCCCGCCCGCGCAAGGTCCGCGTACTGGCCCATCAGCCAAGCCGGAGGAACAAACGACCCACCCGAACCATCAGCACGGTTCAGGTCACGGTATTCCTTGTACTCAGGCTCAACCCGAACCTCTTCAGCGTGACGGTTCAGACGCTCACGCGCCTCCTGGTCGCCCATGATCTGAGCGGTAGCAAGGTCGCGCAGGTACGAGTTGCGGTTGCCACGCTCATAGGTGCGGGCCTCGGTCACGCGAAGCTGCGCATTCACGGAAGCGGCACGACGAGTGGCAGCGTTAGCAGCCTGGGTGCGCTTCTCCTCATCCGACAGTTCAGTGATCCGCTCGTCAAGGCTGCGGATCTCTTCGTCAGCGGCCTTGATCTTCTCCGTGTAGGAGCGGAACTCGGTATCCTCTTCAGCGGTCAGGGTATCCCCGTCACGCTGCTCAGTCTTCGCGATCTCAACAATCGCCTTACGTGCCTCAACCAGACCATCGCGCTGCTTGCTCGCTTCGCTCAGTCGGGCCATAAGGCGCTTCAGCATTTCGTCCACGACGAAACACCTCACTTCCTTTTGATTAGTTTTGTGTTTTCTTTACGGCCCGAACCAGGTGACAAGACGCGACAAACGGGCGTAACGGCGTCCCCATCGGGGAGGTGTTACGACGCGAAAGACGGGTGTGCCGGCGTGATCCGGAAACTTTTATTTAGGCGCGACCCTCAATGACACGCAGCGCCTCAGCCACAGACAGCGGGTGCTTGCCCGGTGTGACATCCCTGATTAGCTGGTCAATGCGGGCCCTAGCCTCACGCAACGCAGCAGCCGGGTCATCCATCTTCCGGACCTCAGCCAACTCGGCCCCAGCCACAGCAGCCAACAGGGAACGCGTGTCAGTGATGCGGATATTCGTCTGCTCATTCGCCCCGTTATTCACCACAGACACATCACCCTTGTCGATGTTCACCTCGACAAGGCGGCGGTCAGTGTAGTCGTCATTCCACGACTGGCGGACAGTGCGAAACGCGAAAGACATCTCATCGAGATCGCCGCGCTGCATCTTCACCTCAAGGGAAGCCCCGGCAGGATCACGGCGGTCAATGCGCGCCTCAGCAATCAGGCCCTTACTGTCCGTAGCCAGATTCAACGTCCCCGATTTCGTGCGCGCCAACGTCACACCCTCATGGTTGATGAGGAAATGCACGTCAGGTTTAGCGCCCAACGTCACATCGAATGCGCGCCGGTCAACCGTCTCCAGCCAACCGCCCGCATCAGGGCCCCCACCAACCGGGTAAGGCGAATCAAACAAAGACGCATACCCGCGCACAATGAACTCATCACCCTGCGAACGGACCTCGTAGTCATCAATGCCACGCCACTCCGGAACGCCGAGGAGCTTATTAGCTTGTAGCTTCTCCATTATTTCCCTCCTCAGCGCCCAAGGGCCCAAAGTTCAACGGTTGACGATACGAATCGCCATTCTCAATCGGCGCGAGATCCTCCCACGCCCTAACCTCATTCGGCGAGTAATAACCGCCATCCAAGCCGAGACGATACGACTCATGCCTCGACTTCGAATCCCCGCGCAGCAGGCCGTCCACATTGAACTTCACGAACTGCCCACCAGGAAGCTGCTTCGATAACGCAGACTCAATCCGCGTCAACCAAGGCCGCAACGTATACGTCACGAACCCAATCGACTGCTGCTCAATCCCCGTACCCCACGACGTAGACCGCTCAAGATCACCAATCATGTGCGGCGGGACACCAAACAACCGCGCGATCTCCGTGACCTGGAACTTCCGAGTCTCCAAAAACTGGGATTCTTCCGGGGTGATCGTGATCGGTTTCCACTTGAAACCACCAGACAACACAGCCGGCAACCTACGCCC